CACACTGGAGAAACGACCATGAGTAAGATAGGCAGCTACGCACTAGAGGTGATGGACAATGAAGCTAACGCTAGATATAGAGACAACATGGAAGCAGGATCATATATGGTGTTGTGGAATCCAAAGAGAGGGCGAGGTAAAGCAGAGGTTACTAGTGAACCCGATGCAGTTAGAGCAGCACCTGCGTCATACAAGCCACGTAATAGGACATAACATCACAGGGTTTGATGCACCTAAGATAGATAAACTATGGCAGGTACAGATACCTAACTACAAGCTGAGAGATACAGTGTTAATGTCTCGGCTATGGTGTCCACGATTAGAAGGTGGTCATTCATTATCAGCTTGGGGTGACAGGTTGGGATACCCTAAGATTAAGTTCGATGATTATGATGGTGGTCTAACAGAGGAGATGCGTACCTACTGCAAGATGGATGTTGAGATAACCCATCTGCTTGAGCCTCACCTCACCAGCCTACTACTAGAGGATGGATTCTCAGAGGAATGTATTAAGCTAGAGCATGAAGTAGCAATCATAATTGCAGAGCAGCAGTCTAATGGATTTAAGTTAGACACTGTTAGAGCAAACCAATTGTTAAGTGATCTTATGGGGAGAATGAATGAAATCGAACGAGCAGTCCAAGCAGTCTTCCCACCCTTGGTGGAGGAGCGAGTCTCGGAAAAGACAGGTAAGCGGCTTAAAGATAAAGTCACAGTCTTCAACCTCGGAAGCCGTAAGCAAATCGCTGAAAGACTCCAAGGCAAAGGAGTAGTATTCAGTAGTCAAACTGACAAGGGTAACATCATTGTTAATGAGAAGACCTTGGCAGGAATAGATTTACCTGAAGCTAAGTTGATACTAGAATATCTAACCTTACAGAAAAGAGTTAGTCAGATCGATAGCTGGGTAAATGCAGTTGGTAGTGATGGTCGTGTACATGGTGGAGTGATTACTAATGGAGCTGTCTCTGGACGTATGACTCATAATAATCCTAACATGGCCCAAGTACCATCAGCTAAGAAGGACAAGAAGACAGGTGAGTTACTATTTGGTGCAGGTTCAACCTATAGTACAGACTGTAGAGCCTGTTGGATTGTAGAGGAAGGGAACTTATTAACTGGCATCGATGCTTCTGGTTTGGAGTTGAGGATGCTTGCCCATTACATGAATGATAAAGCCTACATCAAGCAACTACTTGAAGGGGATATACATACGTATAATCAACACATGGCTGGGCTAGCTACTCGTGATCAATCGAAGACTTTCATATACGCCCTGATTTATGGCGGAGGTTTCGCTAAGATTGGAGAGATAGCTGGTGGCTCTGCTCGTAAGGGTAAGCAACTGGTTGATAAGTTTATGAAGAACCTACCTGCGTATGCTCGGTTGAAAGAGATCGTATTGCAGAGTATGCGTAAACGTGGTACACTACGAGGGCTGGACGGACGTAGGTTAAGAGTAGAGTCAGAGCACAGTGCCTTGAATTTTCTCTTACAATCTGCTGGCGCAATAGTGATGAAGCAAGCTCTAGTTATTCTCAAGAAATCTCTTGATGATAGTGGAGTGTGGTACAAGTTTGTAGCTAACGTCCATGACGAATGGCAGATCGAATCTTCAGCAGAAGATGCAGACTTGGTAGGTAAGTTAGGAGTACAGGCCATCGTTGATGCTGGGCTGCACTTTGAAATGAATTGTCCATTGGATGGTGACTACAACGTAGGGCCAACTTGGGCGCACACACACTAGCTTTGCACATAGGTCTAGTGATAATGTTTAAACAAAGGAAAAATCCATGCAAAATCATAACCCACTTAAAATCGAAGCCACTGCTTTCTGGTTCTCATTCCTAGAGAAGAATGAAATGTCAGACAAGTATCAGGTAGATCTTAGTGAACTATCAGAAGAACAAGTTGATCGCCTAGAAGGTATGGGTGTATCAGTTAAGAACAAAGGTGATGACCGAGGTTACTTTGTCACAGCTAAGTCGTCTAAGTATCCACCTCATGTAGAGGATGATATGGGTTTCAAGATGACTGAATCTGTAGGTAATGGATCTAAGTGTACCTTCATTGTTAAACCTTTTGACTACAACTTTAAAGGTAAGACAGGTGTTAGCTTAGGCATATCCAAAGCACGAGTGAATGACTTGGTTCGTTACGAGTCTGCTGCTACTAGCTTTGAGGATATTCCAGAGCTATGATCTTACTCGTTGATGCAGACATCTTTTGCTATCGCATAGGTTTCGCTTGCAACAACGAGTCACAACAGGTCGCTTGTAAGACACTGCTCAACTATGTGAATACTATCATTGAGGATCTAGTAATGGATTCAGATGATGCTACTCATACAGTTGAGTATTACATTACAGGCAAAGGTAACTTTAGGAATGATCACGCTGTCACTGTACCCTACAAAGGTAATCGTGATGGTATGGAAAAGCCTATACACCTCCAAGCACTGAGGGATTTCTTTGTAGAAGAACTCGGTGCTATTGTGACTAGTGGTGAAGAGACAGATGATAGGATAGCAATACGTGCAACACAGGAAGGTGATAAAGCTATCGCCATATCTTTAGATAAAGACTTTGACCAGTTTAAAGGCTGGCATTATAACTTTGTTAAGAAGATTAAATATTATATTACGGAAGAAGAAGGCTTACTTAATTTCTATAAGCAATTCTTAGAAGGTGACAAGGTTGACAACATCATAGGTGTTGCTGGCATTGGCCCTGTTAAAGCTGGTAAGTTACTGGCTGGTAAGACTGAGCTTGAAATGTATAATATATGTGTTGATAAACTAGGGAGTGAAGAGAGAGCCATTGAGAATGGGATTCTCTTATACTTACGTAGACAGGATGATGAACTATGGCAACCACCAAGACCCGTAACAACGGACGCTGGACAGAAGCTAGACATAAGTCCTTCATAACCTCCGCTTTACGTGGAGCACATGGTAAGTGGGGAGTGAAGACTGATGTTAAGAAATCTGCTAGAGTTTCTACAGGGCGCTATCGTTGTGCTTGCTGTGGGGTCATTGGCCCTGCTACTCTTCCACCTGTTGGAAAAGGTCGTAGGAGAAACAACGCTGCAGTGGATCACATCGATCCTGTTGTTGACCCAGCAGTGGGCTTTGTAGATTGGGACACATACATAAACCGTATGTTCCTAGAAGAAGATGGTTATCAAGTCTTGTGCTGGGTATGTCATGGCATTAAGACTCGTGATGAACGTGAAGTTAGAACCTTAACTAGAAGGAATACTAAATGAAACATTTAATCATACCTGATACGCAGGTCAAACCCGACACAAGTTATGATCACTTAGAGTGGGCAGGTAAGTTTGCTGCTGACACTAAGCCTGATGTTATTATACACTTAGGAGATCACTGGGATATGTCCTCCCTAAGCTCCTATGATGTAGGTAAGAAGAGCTTTGAAGGTAGGCGGTACACTAAGGACGTACAGTCTGGTAATGAGGCTATGGCTGCTCTCATGAAGCCTATCCTGCAGGAGCAATGGCGGCTAACTCGTAACAAGAAGAAGCAGTGGAATCCTAGAATGATATTCTTAATGGGCAACCATGAGAACCGAATCAACAGAGCCACTGAGAATGATCCTAAACTTGATGGGTTAATTAGCTACGATGATTTCAACCTACAAGGCTGGGAAGTTAAGCAGTTCTTAGACCCCATTGTTGTTGATGGTGTAGCGTACTGCCATTACTTTACATCAGGTGTTATGGGTAGGCCAGTATCCTCTGCTAAGATGCTACTCACTAAGAAGCACATGAGCTGTGTGATGGGGCATGTTCAAGACAGGGACATAGCCTATGCACGTAGGGCTGATGGTTTGAATATGACAGGACTCTTTGCTGGTATCTACTACCAACACGATGAAGAGTACTTGACACCTCAGACCAATGGATCATGGCGTGGACTGTGGGTAATGAATGATGTAAAGGATGGAAGCTTTGACGAGATGCCAGTTAGTATGAACTATTTAAGGAAACGATATGTCAATGACACTCGAAGAGTTGAAAGTACATTTACAAGCGTTGGATGAAGTCATGCTCATTGAGTTGTTACAGCTTGACAGTGCAACCTTAGTGAATAGGAATGAGGATATTATTATTAATAAGTTCTCAGAACTAGAAGGACAGTTAGAGGATAGAAGTTATGAATAAGGTTGAACCCACCTTCATAAACCCCCAGGAAGTTATGAATAAGGTTGAACCCACCTTCATAAACCCCCAGTACATAAACGAAGACGAAATGAGGATATGGAATATCTTCTCACAAGGGGAGGCCAATACACCTGATGAACATGAACCATTCCTAGGTTCTGCTAAAGCTACTCAGGTAGGAGGTGACCACTACTCTAAGCTTAAGATTCAGCCAATGGAATACTCTATGGCTAATGAGTTGAATGCACTACAGCATACAGCTATTAAGTACGTCACTCGTTATCAAGATAAGGGTACACCATTACAGGACTTAGCTAAGGCAAAGCATTGTATCGATATGATGATAGAAGATTGGATGGAGAATCATGAGTGAGAAAGTAACTACCAAAGAGTGTCCTCAGTGTGGGAACAAAGACCTACTCACCTTCACAAGTATCAATAAGAAAGCATGTGTGGATTGTCACATAGAGTTTGATTGGTACTTAGAGGAAGGGCAGAAGAGTTTGTTATAGTTTCCTAGGGAAATTCAAGGCAAAATAAAGGGGACAATTAAGTCCCCTCATTACTACATCCCTGTAATCTTTTTAATCCTCTCCTTCTCGTTCTTCTCGTTAGCCTTTTCCTTCCCTCCTAAAACCCAGTTGTATAGCACATTACCTACTACAGGCATAACCTTTAGCAAGTTTACAGGCCACAGTGTTTCATCTAGAGGTACGCCCTTGTTCCACCTAACAATGTCTTTGATAGCAGCCTCTGGAATGGATAGCGGGGGAGTAACCAACCCTCCAGCAAAGGAAGAGAAGTCACCCTTCTTAATATCACCAATAGAATACTTGTTAACAAAGAACAGACCTACTATATTAGCTAGCACGTTATCAGGAATATCTTCTACATTAAAAGATTCCCCACTCATTACATCCTTAGCTTCATCAACAGTACCACCAGCAATGCCTACAAAAGCAGCATACTTAAGAGCATTCTTAGTAGCCCCTAACTTGTTACCAGACCTAGCTTCCTTGACTACATCGTTATGCAATAGAGTTAACTGCTTCAATGCAAAAGACTTGAGAGCATACAGTATACGACCATCAGGATGCTTTAAATACATCTCAGGAAGTTCTAGCATAGACACTGGCTGAGTCTCTGAGATCTCATGGAACCTATAGAGGTCTGTAAGATCATCATCTACACCATTCTTAAGACCTAAAACTAGGCTATCAAAATCATCCCCATAAGCCTCACCATATTTCTTACGAAGCTTTTCAATTCCTTTAGGGGAAGAGGCCAGCGCCTTACCTTTAATAGTAGAAGCTTCTAACAAAGTTCTCTTACCGAATCTATCCACAGCCTTAAACAAACTAAGCTTTAGAACTCCGTTAAGAATCTTTGTTGTCCCTTTGCTAGTTGACATCTCCGAAGATATAATATCGACTAAACCAGTTTTCTCTAACCTATCACTCTTTAAATTAAGAGCACCTTTTATAGTGGGCATTACTCCGTGAAGATAAGCAGACGTACCTAGATCCTTTATCTGAGTAGCAGCAGACCTTAACTGACCTAGAGTAGCCATGTAACCAAGGTCTTTTATAAAACTATAAGTACTGTTCATAGCTTGCTCACCTGTTGTGAACCTAGCCCTAATTAGATCTCTAACTTCTGACTGCTGTTTAGCACTCATACGACCTCTCGCAGCTTCATCGCCTAGGGTCTTGTACAGCAGAGAACTGGTATCCTCTGTACCTGCTTTTAATAAGTCAGATGCACCTAGAAGATCACTCTTCTCAAACGTCCTAGTAGTAGACTCAACGTAGCTCAGTAAAGAATCTGCAGCATCATCATAATACTTCATTAAGTTTTCAGGAACTTCAGTAACACTACGAGCAGCCTTAGCTCCTCCAACAACTTTCTCAAGAGGGGTGTTAAAAACTTGAGCAGCAATCTTTGTTACAGTCTCTTCAGGAAGATCTGTCACATACTTTAAGTCTGCAGCCACCCTTGCTTTTTCTAAAGCTTTACTTAGAATACCTGCAGCATTTGGATCAGATCTCCCTAACTCTTTTCTTAGACCTTCTATATCCTTAACCCTACGTGGGAAGTAATCTTTATTAGGTTTGAACTTACCCTTTACAATTGACTTTAGTTTTATGCCATCTTGAATAAGCATCTTCTTAAGATTGTCTAACTCTTTAGAGCCTCCTTTTGTTAGTAGTTTTTTAGCCCCATCGTAGTCACCATTCACTAGTCGATTATTAATAGCAGACTTAGTTTTTCTTGAGTACTTATTTAACTCTCTAAGGAAAGGCTCACCTACCTTTTTACGAGCAGCAGTTTCTCTTACTAACTTTCTTTCATAATCTACTAGAACATTCCATACTTTAGGTGAAGCCTCTTTAATTCGTGAAGAGATGCTCTCTATAAACCTAGCACCAGCCGAGGCTTTCTTAACATCATCCACCATGTTAGCAGCAGTTTCTTTAGTGAACTCCATTGGCTTTCTATTAGTTAGCGAGTAAGCATTTTCTATATCTGATGGTTCTAGTTTTAGACGCTGCATACTAGAGATTCTTGCTGAGTCTAAGTCAACTCCATTAGCTACGTTATGAGACACTAAGGTGTCAAAGTCATCTAATGATTTGTTAGCACTTTTAACAGCAATCTTAGTAGGGGTAACTGCTTTAATTCCTTGAGCTACTTTAGTGAAAGCATATCCACCAACAGGAGCTAACACAGCACCAGCTAATGTATGTGCGCCAGCTTCCAGAGGATCTACCTCACCCTTCTGTGCTAGCTGATCCGCTATTGAGAAGCTTCCTCCTATAGCCCCACCAATAGTAGTCATGCCCTTATATGTAGAACCTACAGGCAAGGCAGTAGTTGGACTAGTTAAGGAACCTAAAATGTTACCAAAAGTACTACCTTCAACATCACCATACTCCTCTTGTAATTGAAGAGCACGTTGTTTTTTAATCATCTCTCTACGTTCATCAACAGAAGCATCAGCAAATCCACTACCATACTTCTCGTCTAATGATGTAAATCCTAGGCCATAACCATCCTCGTCACGATAATTAACATCAAAACCCATTCCTGTATAGGCAGTAATAATGTCAGCAATGTTTCCTTCAAGGCTAGGAGCTTCAACAAAGCCCTTAACAAAGGAAGTCTCTTCCTCTACAGGATTCTGACCAGTAGCCACTTGTTCCCAAGGCTTTAACTTAGGCTCTTCTGTTGAAGCAGCTTGACTAGCAACTACTTGTTCCCAAGGTTTTAAAACAGCCATACTAACTCCCTACTTGTTTCCAATTAGATGCAACAGAATCATCGCCACCTGTAAATTCATAACCATCTTTTACAGTTCCTACAGGTGTCCCATAAGTACCTGACTTAGTGGATGCAGCAGGAGTACCTTCAGGAGAGAATGTTACTGTGTCTCGAAAAATACCAGTATCAGTTTTTATTAAAGCCTTAGCTTCGTCCATGGCCATCAGTATAGCATCATTCTGTGGCATGGTAGTCTCTAACTCGTTTGTTCTTTTAGCAACCCAACGACCAGCACTGTTCATATCATCTCTATCAAGACCAGCTTCAGTAATACTGTTGCCCCATCCTGCTTTATTCATAGCTAAAAGAGCTGTCTCAAGATCCATTCCTGTCATACTACCAACTCTAGGATCATTAACTTTAGCTTGAGCATCTTCAGGTAGTGGAACCCATGCCCCACCTTGACGCATAGCAGGTACGCCATTGACTAAAGCCCCTTGAACTTCAGAACCATCCCCAAGAACGTAAGTCTTAAACCCTGTCACTTTAGGAGCTACATTAGTAGCAGCTTCCATATCACGAGCCTCTGAATGTAGAGCCATAGCTTGAGCGTAGTCACCACTCATCATTAACTTCTGAGCAGCAGCACGTAAACCAGCAACAGTGGTTAGGTCAGC